CGCTAAGACTATGGTCTTTGAGAATGTACCCGAGCGTTTTGTTATGTCGCGTATTTCACCAACGGAAAAAGTAAGGGGAAAGCTTACGTCTTGGCGCACGTCTAGCACGCCTGTACTTAAAATAATCTTAACCATTTATAGCGTCGTTATTTGCTAGCTTGACAACTAGGGTATATTTAATTAGGTTCTTGTTTCGCTGTCTAAAGACTTCGTAAGTGTTATTGGTTACAATTACAGGAACATAAGGGCCGCTTGTTACTAGCACGCCGTCGGGGCAGCTATACTCAACGCGCTTCATGAATACTTGGGGTGAGGTTGTAAGTTCTTCGAAGTAAACGCTCATTTCGTCTGTTAGCCAATTCGTGTTTAGTTCGTATGTCTTGACGTTGTTTAGGTTAAACGTGCTATTCCCGAACTCGGTTGTATTGTACGTCCATTCGCCACCGCTTACAAACCCTTTCACGTCTTGGTTGTATTCGTCGCGTGTTACTTCGCCACGTTCTATGGCTCTAAGTTGAAAGGCAAAGCTTGACATTGAACCCATGCGATCCAGAAATGCTAGGTCGTATTCGGTAATGCTTTCGCGTCTGTCGATGTTTACGCGGTATTTAACAGAACTTTGCACGCCGTCTTCGTACCAAACTTCGTAATACTTAGTCGATGAGGTTATAAGGTCGCCCGTTCCTGTAAGCGTGCCGTAATTGTTCGGGCCTACTGCGACACCTTCGATTGTTGAGTTGTTTGTTAAAAGTTTAAAGAACGTGTCGCCGTTGTCGTTTTCAAAGACAATCTTTTTGCCTACTCGACCCCTTACGTTAAGCCATAAGTCTTGGCCTAGCGTACAGCTAAATTCTGTTTGCGGTTGGTTGGTTAGCCATTCTTTCGTCGGGCCGTTGGGGTTGTATTGGTCTTGGTCGTATGTAGTGAATTGAACGAACGAACGCGCGCCGTTAAATACGTTCTTAGTTGAAAAGCTAGTAACGTCGTAAGTAACTACTTTGCGTTGGTCAGCATAAACGACAGACCCGTTAACGTTGGCATCTGTTACGCTAGACCATGGCACGCTAACTTCGAACCAGGATCCGCTAGAATTGATTACAGAATGTAAGCCTTCTAGTAATGGGTTAGCCGTACCGCCGTCGTCTTGGGTTATGTTTATTTGGTCACCAATTGCAAATGTATTTGTGACATTTACGCGCACGTTACCCGACGAGTTGGTAAGCGCTGAGGTGTAGTTAAACTGCGCTAGGTATTCTTCGCCCGTCTTTACTTGAAAGTTGTAATAACAATTTGCAGCGTCGTAGTCTGTTAATACGCTAGGTTCAAAATCCCAACTAACGTATGAACTTAGGAACTTAGATAGGTCAAGTTCGCCGTACCCCGTGCTAAAAGTTGGTAGGACCTTAAAGCGACCGATTAGGGTTGCGCCGTTGTATACGTCAAAAATGTACTTGAAGCCGTCTAGGTTCTTGTTAGTTGAGTCGACTATAAACTTTACGGGGTTGTAAGCGGGTGTAAAGCTTTGAGGTTGTGCTATTATTGTTTGTGCCATAACTATATTAATTTGCGCCCGTCTTTAATTAGAAAGCGAAGTAAGCGTCGTCAGTAAAGTATTGTTCTTTTATGTAGGTTGTTGCGTACCTAGTGGCGTCCATGGCGTCATCATATAGCTTTACAGGTTCGTCTAAAATTTGGTCACCTACTTTTTTCCATTTGTAGTTTTGGTATTCTTTCTTTAGGTGTTCGTTTTCAAGACAGAACACGCCGAACGTTTTAATGTTGTCGATGCCCTTCTTAACGGACTTGTTCGCGTTTAGGACGTTGTACCCCGCGTTATTCATTTCGGCAATAATTTCGGGGCGTGCGTAGTCGGCTATTATTTCCGTTTCCTTTTCTATGTTTAGGTCGGCTAGGCGGTCGATGAGGTTTGAGGTGGTTAGGTAGCTTTCGTAAATTACAGGCTCAATGAATATGTCTTTTTCGTGCCAATAGATGCGCACTAACGCGGTGGGGTGGTTGTAACCAAAGTCTAGCCCATAGACAAACTGCGTAAAGCGTGAGGGCCTGTGTGGTAAGAAAGTCCAGTTTGAGTAAATGTTGCTTTTGCTTATAGCCTTTTCACCTAGGGCGTAAATTTGATAAAGCGCCTCGTCGGTTCTTTTGAGGTCCTCAATTTGTCTTTTGATGCTGTCGGGTAAGAATGGGTTGTCTCTGTATGTGGACTTTATTAAGACGCTTTCGTGTTTTGGTAGTTCGTAAAGCCAACTTGTCGAGTCAGACGGGTTGTAATCAAAAATAAGCTTTGACTCAGTACGCATATTTAATTGGGTGAAGTCGTCGTAGAACAACTCATTGGCCTCATTGCACCACGCTAAGGAGCGCTTGCGACCGCGTATTTTTTGCTCGTCATCGACTGAAAAGAACTCGACCATAGACCCATTGGCAAACGTGTAGATATGTTCGCTCATATTGTGGCTAGTCTTGTCGTAAATGCCGCTTTCTTTCAGCACTTCGAAAAAATCACGCATTGCCGTAGCCCTTAGCGCTGGGAATGTCTTACGAATTATGGAAACGACGACGCCTTTGTTTTGTAGGCAATAGACCAGGATCAATTGGCATAAGCTGTAGGTCTTACTTGAACGGCTGCCCCCCTCGTTAATGATAAAACGCGCCTCGTTGTTGTAAAGCGCGTCGTAGTTCTTTTCAAATACAATTGTAGATTGTAAGTCCATTACTCTAATTCCTTAGTGTCGGGTCTAATTATCGAAATTTTGATTTCGTTTATGTTTTCGCCATTGCTTGTTACGTCCGTCTTTTCGGTCAAGTTGTTTAGCCTTTGAGTAATTGACGGGTTGTATTGCCCGACCATGCCACCTTCGATTTGGTCTTGTCGTATTTCCCGCTTTATACGTTGGCAGACCCCGCAATAATCTTCGTACGCTCCATTTGTATTTCTAAAGTAGTGGTCTAATGTTACGCCTTGTTCGTAACCGAATACTTCAAAGCCTTCGTATGTTAACGGAACGCGCAACTTTTCTTGTACTACTTTTCCGCTTTGTAGGGCTTTGTCTATTACTCTTGGGTTTGAGTGTACTTTGTCCTTGTAGGCTAAGAACATTTCTAGTAATTTTTCGGGTGTTTCTATGTACTTATGCTTTCCCATTTTTCGTGTTTTTAAAGTGGTCTAAAAAGTCGTCTTCGCTTACAAATTCAATACACATGAGGTTGTCCGTGTCTGTGAGGTACAAAACAAAATGCACCCCTTCGCGTTCGAGTTCGTTCTGTAAGGCGCTACAATAAGCGGCCATGTTTTTACCCATGTCAAGAACTGCGTATTTCATTTCTTTAGGCTTTTCACGTAAGCGGTCATGGCTTCGCGGGCGTGTGTTTCCCAAACTCGATTGCATACGGCAAAGCGTTGGTCTTCTTGCGGGAATGAGTCGACGCGTTCTTGTTCGACCATGCAGCGTTTAATAAACGTGTCTTTCTTTTCCCCTTTAATTGGTTGTGACATTGGTTTTGCGTTTACGTGTTTTTGTAGCTGGTTTCTTGCGTGTTTCCGTTGGTTGTTCCGTTCGTGTTTCCCCGTCCTGGACTGCGTCCGACTGCAAAACCTCGTGGTCAATTCCCGTGTAAGCAATAGTCGGCTTTTCGAATAGGTAACCTAAGCCAATAGATACGTAATAAGCAAAACGCTTAGTGTCGATTTTGTCGACCTCAATTTTACGTTGCCCTAGGACTGAGTCGTAAGTAACAATTGTTTTTCCTTTGTATTCGTCTTTAATTTTCATTTTCGTTGTGTTTAGTTAGTTCTTCGTCAAAGCGGCCAAGTATATACGCGGCTAAGCCTACGCCCGCAATTCTCAAATAGGCTGTTTCGCCTTCATAGGTCAACGCTATGGCCACGGAAAAGAAAGCCAGGGTAGCAACTGCGTAAAGTATTTTAAATGCGCTCATAACAATATTGAATTTTTCGTATTTTATGTTTTAAGTCTCTAATCATGTAGTGGGCAGACGTGCGGCTTACCTTGAAAAAGTCGGCCATTGCCTCGGCTGTTTGTTTCTTGTCATCAAAATAGACTTGGGCAATTCGTTTTTCCACAGGATCGGTTATTTCACTTCGGTATTTTTGAATGCACCATTTACGAAAGTTGTAAATGTTTTCAATTTGTATTTTGTCTAGCACTTCGTCGTTGTCTGGTTCGTCTAGTAGGTCTGGAAGTTGGCTTTTAATGTCGTCTTGTTTGTGGCTTAGTGACGTGTTCCAAATAATTTGGTACTTAATGGTATTTAGTAGGTAGCTTTTTACGCTGTTTTCGTCCGTCTTTTCGGTGTCAATGGTCAAGACGTGCAAATAGGCGTTGTTTATGCAAGTGTCAGCGTTCAGCATCGAGCAAGCCAGCTTTTTATTGTTGACATAACGAGTCAAAAAGTAATTAGCGTAAGCCCTTACCTCGTCGTAGTTTGCCGACACGTAAGCGTCAAGCGTGCGTTTCAAACCATTGCAAGAACTCATTATAAAATTTTATTCGATCCTGGGTCGCGCATAAACATCTAGAGTCGCGTTCACCCGTTACCTTGTTTCGTATGGCTTGCAACTTACGCAGATGCAATTTACTTAGCCTTTCGGGCTTTAAGTAGGCTAGTATTCCGTTTATTTCTAGTAATTGAGCTTCGCTAAGCATAAGTCGACAACGTAAGAACATAAAGAAACTAGGCACGCGGTAAGAAATTCACCACTAACAAACCACGTAGCCCAAAAACCCATACACTTTGGACAGCCAAACCCCGAATGCAAGTAGATTGTAAAGCGGTTTAACGGCACTTCAGTAAAAATGCGGTCTAGTAGGTCTTGTAATGGCTCAAAGTTCGTTAAAAACCATGCAAGCGCTATGTAAAGTAGTATTTCCATTTGTTTAAATTCTAGTCAAATATAAGCTTAATTTCTAAACAAGACATTTTTTATACAAAAAAGCCCCTTTTTACGGGGGCTGTTACTAATGTAGGTGTTTGTAAAGGTATTCGTCAAGTTTGACGAGGGTAGAAAGGTTAACGTCTTTGCCATTCAAGAAGTTGTTTATTTGGAAATGGTGAAACTTACCCGTCTTTTCTTTTATTTCGATTACTATTTGATTTCTGGATCGTGTTTTCAATAGTTCCCTAAGCCCCCGCCTCAGCGCTTCGTCTTGAATAAACATAATCATAAGTTAAAAGGGTAAGTCGTCGTTTGGCACTACGGGTGAAATTGTAGGCGTTTCCGTCTTTACGTATGGCTCGCTGAATGAAGCCGAGAAGTAGCTTCCGTTTTTACCTTGTTTAACCCAAAGGGCTATTTCCATTTCTTTGCCGTTCACGTTTACTTTACCTCGGTAATCTGGGTGGTTTTCCGCTTTTTTGTTGTCGTTCTTAAAGATCGCGCCCGTGTTTGGTTTGTTATCCATTATGTTGGTTTTAAAAGTTACTAATAAAGGCAATGACCATAGCAATACAAAGCGCCGTAATCAAAATCATTGTGCTAATTGCGGCCAATTGTTCGCGGCTTTCTCGTTTGTCCATTGGTTTATGTTTAGGAGTTTTAAAGTTAAGCTTTGTTTGTACGTCCTTTTGACTAGATGCCCAGGACTTGCGGTATTCAGTAGTAAGCATTGCCACACGTTTAGCAGTTGCGCGGGTTGGTTTTTTAGCTGACCAAGTGTAAACGGCTTTGTCTACTTTCTTAATGTAGCCGTTCGTCTTTAAGACGTTAAACACAGCCCAAGGCGTTCGGCTCAGTTCGTCAAACCGAAAAGTTTGTTTCTCGTTCATTTCTGTTAATAGCTGTTTATAAGCTTCTAGGTTAATTTTCTTCATTGTTCTTGTTGTTTAAATTGTTTTACTTCGTCTTTTAGTCGTTCTAAGTAAAGTACAAAGTCCATAGCTTCTTCTTGTGCGTGTGTAAGCCATTCTAAGGCGCTTAGGTCGTTTCTTTCTAGTGTTGTGTTGTATTTCATTATTCCGAGTTTCGAACGTTCGGCAAAACGGCTTAAAACGCGTAAAACTATTTGGTCTTCTATTTGCTGGTTCATAAGAAATTGTAAAGGGTTTCGTAATACTCGCGGCAAAGTTCGACGCGTTCTTTAATTTGCTCGATTACTTCGTCGTCACGTTTGACCTCAAAGAACTTTACACGGCGGTTGTCGGGTATATGGTCGAAGTTGTGGCGCTTTGTTACTTGGTCTATAAGTTCTTGGTCTTCTTCTAAAAGCTTAGCGTTCCAATGAGCGCGTCTTATTTCGTCTTGCACCATGTCTTCGGGTGTGTTGACTAGGCAATAGACTAGCAACGCGTCGGTTTTTCCGACAAGTTCCATGTACCCTTGAAGCTGAAAAAAATACTCCTTATTCGGTATTTCAGTAGCGAAGAACGGGAATGTCGTAGCGTCCCAAGAAGACTTGACGTCTAGTAGAATTGTGTCCGTGTTTACGTCGGGCGTTCCTGTTAGCCAATCATTACTAAAGTGTTCGTCGTTTTTGATTAAGAACCCTAGTTCTAGGGCTTCGCTTGCTATTCTTATGCTTTCGTCTTCGACTAGGTTGCCCTTGTCCGTGTAGCGTGAACTAAACGTTTTACGAATTCCGTATTTAGCTAGTAAAACTTGTTCTTCGACGTATGTCTTAGCCGTTTGGCTAAGTAGTTCGCTTTTTGAACGCGGTGAAGTCATGATTTTACCAATCGATGAGCATCGAACTCTAAAAGTATTCATAACGCGTTAAGCATTTCGGTTTGTGACTCAGTTAAAGTAAAGCTAGACGTTATCTTTTCTTTGGTTACTTTGCCGTCGACAATTGCTTTGCACGCGTCTTGAAAACGTTTGTTGTCAATGGCGGGTAATTTCTTTACTTGTTCGCCGCTTGCGTCCGTGTCTTTGTCCGTAACAAGTCCTAAAGACGAACTCAAAGCGTAACGACGATAGTAGGTCACGCCCGACCCGAAGCTTTGATAGTCATTCATGCCTTTAAGCGTTACGTGTGGTATTGCAACTTTGCTTTCGAGGTTTTCGCCGCTTTCTACATGGAAAATAAGCGTTACAATGTAGTCGATACCTTCTTTGGTGTCTAGCATTTGGGTAAAGCCTAGCCCGTGTTTTTTTAGTAGCGGGTTAATCTTGTCAAAAATTGCGGGTAAGTCGGCGTATGAATAGCCGAACCCTTGCGTTCCTTTGTGGATAACTGGTACTTCTTGTTGGAATGCTGCCAACGCTTTAAATAAATTTTTCATGTTCTTTGTTTTTAATTGTTTTGATATGCGAATATAGTTATTATATTTCAATTCAAACTATTTTTTTGCAATTCTTTAATTTTTTCTTTGTACGTGTGTATTATGTACTTTAATTCGTCGGCGGTGTACTTGCGGACATTGTGGGCTTTTTCGTGTAACTCTAGTAGACGTTCTGGACCTATTCGCTTTTCAATGCCTATTTGATATTCTAAAAGGTTTCCGTGTTTGTAGCGGTTGCAAGTAACACATTGAGCGTGTACGTTGTCCTCGTTAAACGTAACGGCTTTGTGGCCGCCCATGCTGAAATAATGCCCCGCGTCGTACTTTTCACCTAGTGAACCATTACACGAAACGCAAGGCTTACCGCGATCCCGAAGACGAATGAAAGTATTAAAGACCTTTTGCGCTTCTTTGAGCCAGTCTGTGGTCGTTTTAAGGTCGTTCTTTAACTTTACCCTAGTCTTTTTCCATTGAGACGCTTTAGCTTCTTCTACGAAAGCTTTGATGCATTCGTCTTTTAGACAAAATTTATGGTTAAAGCGTATTGGCTCAAACTTGTCTTTACAATTCTTGCACCTCATAACGGCAATTGCTTTAGAATTTTATACAATACGTTTACAACTATTGAGTTACCCGCTTGTTTGTAAGCTTGTGAGTCGGACACAGGCCAAGTGAATGAGTCGGGAAAGTCCATAAGTCTAAAACATTCGCGCGGCGTTAGTCTTCTTATTCCTTTGTTTTGCATTGTTGCTTGATTGCAATAAGTGTCTAACGTTTGCGCCACGCCTTTACCTACGCGACCGCGTCTTGTTTCGCTTTTTAATACACTAAAATTAATTGAGTCGCCTAAAGTAGCTTCTTCGTAACCTTTTTGCGTTGCTGATTTAACTTTTACAAATTGGCAATCGCGCCCGCTTTTGTAATAACCAGATTGAATAGTCCTGGATTCATTCGGTAAGTCATTTTCTAATATTTTCGAATTGACGTCAAATGTTGTGCCTTCGGTTCTAAGTAAATATTTTATCTTTTCTTCTGTAACAAAATACTTGTCGTCTACGTTTTTTTCTAGTACGTCTTTAAGTCGTTTGCTTAAATGTTCTTCTTTGGGAAATTGAAACTTATTGTCTACGTCGTCACGAATACCAACTAGAAATACTCGTTCGCGGTTCTGTGGGATCCCATGCTTTTTTGCGTTAAGAACTTGCCAATACAAATGGTAATTAACGGATCCATCGTAAGGGAATAAAACAGGCACGCCGTTAACTGATTTACCGCCTAAATAGTTTACCCATTCCTGGAACGTATTACCCCCGTCATCGGAAAGCAAACCCTTAACGTTTTCAAAAATAAAAAAGCGCGGGTTGTTCTTTTGAATAAACTCTAAGCTATTAAAAAACAAAATACCCCTTAGGTCTTCTTTACCTTTTCGTTTGCCAGCTAAACTAAATGACTGACAAGGCGGCGAACTTACATAGATGTCAAGCGAGTCTTTAGGTATTTCCCTTTCGTAAACGTCCGTAGGGTAATATTTAGGTTCGCCGTAGTTATGTATAAAAGTTTGTCTTGCGAATTTGTCCATGTCGCAAGCGAAGACTTCTTCGTAGTTTACGCCTAATCTAATTAAAGATTGGTTAAATGCGCCAACCCCGCTAAAGTCGGATCCTACTTTTAAAGTTTTCATAGTTCGATATCTTTAAATTTTAGTTCGTTTTTTAGTTCGTCGTAAGCTACGCGGAGTTGTGCGTTGCGTCTAGCTAGCTGATTAAGTTCTCGGTTCAAACTTATTATTTCGTTCTGCATTTCGAGTAATACTAGTTCGGTTTTTAGTAATTGTTCTTCGCTATCCTTACCGCCGTTAATGTAGTCCTTTGCGTCTGGTTTGTCCTTTTCGAGTTTTTCCCTTACGTTTTTAATTCGTTCGCGGACTACCCAAAGGGTGTTCTTAGCCCATAGTATTTTTAAGTCTAAATCCATTTTTATTGTTTTTTAAATATTAAAATGTTTTGGTGTACTTTGACAAGCTTTTGACTTTTCATGTTTCCATTTGCACGCATTGATGCAGTACCTAGTTGGTCTAATAAAATTGCTTCATTGTAAAACTTCATGCCGCATTTTTCAAACGCCCGAATTGTGTCGGGTACAAACCCAATATAATTACCTTTTTTGTCGCGAACCTCACCCACTACAAAACAAGCGTAACCTCCAACCTTTAATAACTTACAACTTTTATCAATTATGCTTTCGTAAGCGTTCATAAATTCAATGTACGGCATGTTTGAAATGTCACCTTTTAAGTCGCTATAAACCTCAAGATCGGCGTAAGGTGGGCAACTAAAAACAAAATCAAATGTTTTTGTAAATCCGTCTAAAACTTGGTTCGAGTCGCCAACGTACCAATTTGGTTGGTTGTCCACGTCCAAAATTTCTATGGCTTGTTCTCGGTTGCTATCTATTTGCTCTTGTCTTATGTCAATACCCGTATACTTATAGCCTAATTTATTGGCAACAATACCACGAACAGAACCACCAGCGAAAGGGTCTAGTATTTCCAAACCATCAACACAAAACCATTTATAAATAACTTCACATAAAGCGGGGTCAAAAATACTTGTAGCTTTTTCATCGAATCGGTCTGACTTTCCTTGGTTCGGTGTAAATTTTCCAAATGTTTTAGCATCTCTTCCAACTTCGCTTTTGATACCTAATTGTTTCCATAATTTTTTCCGTCTTACCCAATTACCACTCTTTGTGTCTAACACGCTAAAAGGTGGTTCTATAAATTGTTCCCTTAAAATTGGGTCGGTTACTATTTCGTTTCCGAATAAATCAAAATTTTTCATTTTAAAAAGTGTTTAAGTTGCGTAATTTTTGGCTTGTCGACATTATTCCGTCGGTTATTGTTTTTTGTATGTCTTTTGGTCGGTGTTTTTGTAGTGGGTCTATTCCGTTAATTGTAAAGCCCAACCCGCTGTTAAAGTCGCAAACTACAGGGTAATCGATTTCGGTATGTTTGCCGCCCGTTTCCATGTCTTTTACTTTTTCCACATTTACCCAAGTTTTAAATTTATATTCTGGGTGCTTAATTAGTCTGTGAATTACTAGCATATCGTCGCAGCGGTTCAAAAATGCCTTACCCCCTTCGATTCCGTCCTTTAAGGGGGCTTTCAAATGTCCCTTTAATTCGCCTTCGGTGTATAAATTACCGCTTCGGCCGCTTTCAGTATTTGGGTGCGTGTTTATGTAGATAGTCATGCCCGTACTATTGACAAATTGGCGGGCAGTATTCATAAATTCGTAATTTCCACTAAACGACATTTCGCGATCCAGGCCCGTAAATGGGTCTATAAGACCCACTTTGCACCCACTTTGTGCAAATAGCGCTAGTATTTCTTCGGGTTTGTACAAGTTTGAATTGTCAATGAACGTAAAATATTGCTCTAAGTAAGCAACGTCGCCAGCAATTTGGGAATGGCTTAACTTGTTAAAGTGTTTGCCTCGGTACATTTGTACCATGTCGCGAAGTATTTGCCCCTTTTGGTTTTCACCCGACCAAATGCAAAAGGTTAAGTCATGC